ACTAATGTGCCACCATTAAACGTAAGATTCTTTGTTCCTGTGGCGGTTGTAAAGGCAGTTCCAACAGTTAATGTTTGCCCATTTAAATTCAATGTGCCATTGGTTAACGTAGCGGCTCTTGTAGAACCCATTGTCAAAGCGTCTTCAAGTCTAAAAGTGCCGCCAACGCCATTAAACGTCAAAGGAAAATCTATTGTCTTTGCATTTGTTGTTATTTGTTGAGTACCGCTTGTAGCACCAAAAATTAATGCATTTGTTGAAGCAGTAAGCGTCATCCCTGTAGAAAGTTTTAGATTGCCGTAAATATTACTACCAATAATTGCGGCTAAAGTTCCAGCGTATCCTGTAAAGTCAACATTTCGTGCTGAACCGACTGAGCCAGTAGCAAGAAAAGAAAGCGCATATGTGCCGCCAGTAAAGTTATAACTGATAGAGTTTGCTTGGGATAATGCACCTGTGGATACAGTAATAGCAGTAGAGCCAACAGACGTCACGTTAACTACCTGTGTTCCTGTTATAGTCAGTCCTGTAATATTACTTGTAGTCCACACAGTACCTGTGCCAGTACAAGATATTTGACCTGTACCAAAAGCAATGGTTCTTGTGTTTGAGTTTGAAGAACTAAATAAGCCTATGCTTAATGTGTATGACTGAATGTCTAATGTGCCGTTGGTTAGTGTTAATCCACTTGTTGATCCTGATGTAAAAGCATCTTGTAATTGAACAGTTCCACTTGGACTGTTAATAAAAATACTCTGAGTAAATAATCTGCCAGCACTTGTAATGGTTTGTGTAATGCGCCCAAAAAATGAGATTTGTTGTGTACCTGATATGGTGATACCAGTACCATTAATCCAATTGCCATAAACTACTGGTATGTTTGTACTTGTTGCCAACGTCATGGTGTTTGACGTTCTCAACGACATATCAATCGTGCCAATGTTGTAATTGGCATTAATAGTTGTCGTTGAACCAGATGCAGGGTATGTAGCCGCAGGGAATACAGCAGTATCTTGTGCTAATGGAAACTGAGTTGCGTCTAATGCACCGCCTGACGTAGCAGACCAAGAACCCGAACCTGAAGAACCCCAATCAGCAGAACCAGTCTGACGATAATAAACTGTTTTAGCCGCAGGAAAAGTTATTCCGCTGTTGCCTTTGCAATCCCCAAGTCTTGTTCCAGAAGCAGGGGAAGCCGCACCTGCAATAGTTATATCTCTAAAATCAACGTCTGTTAAAGATACTGCCGCACAAGTTAGTGTGCGAGTTGTGCCAATAGTGTCAGAAGAAATCTGCATTCGGTATGCAGATGCAGTACCAGCACTTACTGTAAATGTTCCGTTAATTGTTTGGCTTGCGCTAAGACTTAATACGCCAATACCAATAGTAGTTCTACCAGTTATGGTTAGATTATTGAATGTATTTGCGCCTGTTATTGATGGTGCAGATAATGCTGTCGATGTAAACGCTACGTTGTAAAAAGTTAAACCACCACCAGCAAAAGTTGCACTTGCGTTAGAACCATTTATTGTTGATGTTCCTGCATTAAACGTAAGATTAGTTGATTGATATGTAACAAAACTAGTATTTGATAAAGTAATAGTAGAAGCATTTAAATTAACTGTTCTTACAGATGTAACATTACCAGCAAAAGCGCCAGCAGTTATTGCATAATTTCCTGATGATGAAGTATCAAATGTTCCGTTTGTGACTCCAAATACGCTAGTTCCACAACTAATTGCAGAGCCAAGAGTCCATCCTCCACCAACGCCATTAAAATCAACAGCTCCAGAAAAAGCAACGCCATTGGTCGTTACAGTTTTACCAGTTGTCGTAGCGTTAAAAGTGGTTGTGCCTGAATATGTGCGACTAAAGTTAGTAGCTTGAAAGGTAAGACTGCCTGATACTGTCAATCCAATACTAGCACCAGCAAGTGTCATTACTCCATCAAGACCTGACGCTAAAAAGTCATTACAGACCCTTGGCGTAGTAGCCATGGTGACCGTGAATGCAGTCGTTCCTACATTGCTATTTGCGTCAAAGAATACGTTATCTGCCGCTGTTGGGACAGAGAAGCCCCCCAATCCACCAGATGCATCAGACCAATTGACCGTGTTGGTGGCATCCCATGTCCCCGTGCCCAAAATCCAATAGCGGTTAGCCATTAGACCTCCTCAGATGGAGGCGCAGTTATTACAGCAAGCCAGTTGTCAAACCTTTGCTGTTGCATGGCAGTGATTTCTTCTGCCGTTAGCCCGTGGTCATCAGGCAAATGCAAGGCATCTGAGAACGTGCCGTATTGGGATGAAAAAGAAAAATCAATTTTCATGGTCATGCCTGTGTAGTTACTGCAATCACATCCCAACGTGTATTGTTGGCGTTGTATATACAACCTACATACGTTGTTTTGCTGATGGTTGTTGCTGTTGGCAAAGTAACGCCAATAACTGTATAGGTTACATCCCAAGTCAATGCTCTGCTTGTGCCATTGTCTAGCAATCTAAACATCAACTTATCTCCATCAACGGGCGTTCCTGTTGGGGCATTAATAGTAAGTCCAGCCGCTAATGCTGTGTAAGCATAAACATCTGCCGTTGCAACGCTAGGAGTTAAAGATGATGCGGAAGCTGCTGAAACTACTCTTGGGTCAATACGCTTGTTGGTTAGTGTCTCTGTACCTGTGTAGGTAGCAATAGACGCACCAGCCAATGTAGTAGCGCCTGTGCCACCATTTGCTATTGGTAGGGCAGTACCAGACAATGTAATCGCCAATGTTCCAGTTGTCGTAATTGGTGAACCAGTAACAGACAAGAATGATGGAACAGTTGCCGCAACACTTGTTACAGTTCCTGACCCTTTGCCATTAAAAGTTGTCCAGTCGGTTGATGTCAAATAGCCATTTACTGAGGTGGTAGCTGCTGGCATTGAAATGACAGGAGTTGTGCCACCCGTTGATGCAACAGGACTTGTCGCTGTTACTGAGGTAACTGTTCCGCTAGATGGCGTTACCCATGTAGGTGCGCTTGTGGCATTGCTTTGCAAAACCTGTCCCGCAATTCCTACCTGATTATTAAACGCTACCGACCCATTGGTGTTGATCGTCATTGCATCGGTTGTGTTTACCGAGCCTTCGACAATAAAACTGATTTTTTGGCTATCCCATGACCCTAAGACCAATGGGCCACCATAAGACTCTACAAAACTAGCTAATGGCGTAGAAAACCCATTGTTGGGATACCCCGCAGCCGCATAACTGTAATTTGCGTTATTGATGCCTAATTCGCCGTAAGCCGTGTGACCGCCATCGTTGACTGCATAGCTTGCGTAGCTTGTGTTGCTGGCGCTTGTGTTTTGCAGACTGGTGTACAGATATAGCGGCTCACTTGCCGTGAATCCTGCAATAACACCCGAATCGGTGTGTGCCGTTGCGTTACCAACATTTAACGATCCAACATTAGTCGTGCCGCTTGTGTAGGGTATCAAAACCCTGTTGTTGGCATCTTGATTGACTGATTTTTGTGCTGGATAGGTTACAAACACATCCTTTGACCCAGACGCAAACATGACTTTTGACCCTGTGGAAGAGGCCAACACAGTATCTCGGCTTAGTGTCCCGCTTAGATATGTACCTAGACCCACCTCCCACTCGGAAGTGCCAGCAATCGTGTAATACGTGGTGTTGTTGTCGCCAATGACGCTAAAACCTTGATAACCCGTCACCGCCCCGGCTAATGTAATCGTTCCTGTCCCCGTGGTTGTGGTTGTTTCCCGCACCCGGTCATCAAGAACTAGACTCATTGCACAGTCTCCACCCCAATCACTAGGCCATCAGCGTCCCGCACTACCTTTTTGGGGGCTGCTAGGCGTTTCATTGCCTCGCCAATGTTTTGCATCGATGCGCCATGCAGATTTGCCATGTTGTCGTGCATTTCTGTCATTTTGTTCATTGCCGTCAATATTGTGCCACCCAGTTCATTGGTAATTTGGGCAGATGCCGCCTCAACAACAGGCAAATCTACGCCTGGATTGCTACCAATCCTTGCAACCATGATCTTTGTTGCCGCATCCAGTTCAGCTTTCCAGCGCTCATATTCCTCGCGGCCTTGCATTTCTCGGGCTTTGATTTGCAATTCTTGGTTAGCCATGGCCTGTTGAAATTGCTCTTTCATCTGCTCAAGCTGCATATCCGCTTGCGTCTTGGCCTGTTGCATCTGCATTTCAACTTGGGCGTTAGCCTGTGCCAATTGCGCCTCGGCTTGCAGTTTCATCTGGTCAGCTTGCGACTGGGCTTGCATCCGCATTTGCTCGGCTTGTTGCTCGGCTTGCATCTTCATCATTTCGGGATTTTGCGGGGGCTGTTGCATAGCTTGTTGCGCCTTAACCTGTAGCTGTTTCATGGCTTGCTCAATAGAACTCTCCAACCCACGCCCAGCGCGGTATCGGCGCACCATAAATAACAACATTTCACTCATCATGGGCAACATCTCGGGCACACCTTGCACCATCGGCAATGTGTTTTGCAAGAAACTACCGATAGCGGCAATCGCCTCTTGTGCATTTTGCTTTTCGGCTGCGTCATCAATCTGGGCAAGGGAATCGCTCTCCACAGTTATGTGGTAGTCCCGAATCGTGCCGCTAGACAACATCTGGATGGCGGCTTGCAACAATTGCGGGTCTTGGCCCTCTGGAGTATTCATCACCCCAGACATTTCAACAATCAACTCAGGCGGGTAAAACTTACAGATAACTTGCGCTTTGAGTTTGAATATGTCGGACGCAAACCGAGCCACATCGCCTTGGGCACTCTTTAACCGCAAGCTGCCAAAGTTGGCTTTTAGCTGTTGAGCACCCAAAGTTTCTTGGGCTTTGCTTGCGCCCCGCAAAATGTCGCTAATCCCGCAAATCTCATAGATGATCTGCTTGACCTGTTCCCGCGCCCCGTATAACTGCGCCAGCGTAGCAACGATCTGGGTGGTGTCCATCATATTGATAGCACCCTTTAGACCGCCCTTTTCGCTCATTGCGGCCCAGCCCGTCACCGGGAATAGCTTGTTGTCCACCCCTTCGGTAAACAATCGGCCCAGTTCTTTAAACTCGGCGTTAAACACACCCACGGCCTTGCAAGCCTTGGTCAGCAAGTAAATACGCTGGGTCAGGTTGTCAAGTTCTTGCGCTTGGTCTTCATACTGGCAGTAATCCGGCACAGGAATCATCGTCCCGGTGGTAGTGGTTGCCAGCAAAGGCCGGGGACATGGGAAGAATTCTTCCAGTTCCAGCGGGTCATCACGCTCATCCAAAGCCTGTGGATAACCCTTGGCAACCCAGCACACTTTCATAGTGCGCTTGTTCCAAATCTCGTATACCTTGGCTTTTTTGTCGTAACCCTGTTTGGCAGTCTGGGGGTTCTTGCCG